TTCGCATCAACCCAAAGTTTGTGAAAATGATTCATTCCATTTGGGGTTGATACGATTATTAGTTTTGTGGTCGTACCGGCAGAAATGGTTGGATACGTAGATGAATAAAATTCTTCTGCTACGTGTGAAGGCAAGAAGGCGTATTCGTCAAGAAGAAGCAAGTTATACGAACCACCACGAATTGCGCTAGATGAGGTTGCATCACAAATTACTCTAGATCCATTTTCTAACTTAAATGATGTTTTGTTCCATTCAACCACACCTTGTTGAAGAAAATGAGGTAAATTTTCATAAGCAAGCTGAAGTTTTGCAAACAATTCGTCTTTTGCAGTTTTTAGCTTATTTGCTAGAATTGCACAACTTACCGATTGATTAAATGTTACATAATGTGTTATATATCCAATAACAGAGGTGGATTTACCCGATTGGCGAGGCCATTTTGAAATTACAAAGCGATTTTCATGAATGGAGTTTACAAACCTTTGCTGGTAATCATATAGCTCAAAGGGCATTATGCCTTTATCTAGAGTTTTTACCTTTACATACTTACTGCAAAAATAAACTGGATCTTTAGCACACTTTATATATTCGTCCAGTTGATCTTTTGTATATTGTAATTCAATTCCAGGTGGTTTTAGTTTTGGATTATTTCTGTATCCCTGATTAGGTTTTTCCTGGCTCATTCTTTAATATCTCCACATCAATTATATTTTTTTCCGTGCTTCTCTCTTTATTCAAGATATTTTGTAGATCTTTTGTGGACCCAACAAAAACGGAATTGTTTGTTTGTTTTACTTCTACTTTAGATCCAGTGGTGTCTTTTGCTTTTTTATGCACATCCAAAACATTATTATTCAAATCTGCCATTGTTTTCAGCAGTATTGCAACAACTTCAAAAGCTCTTGGGCTATCACTTTCAGTAGCAACTTTTAATGCGCTTTCCAATGCAATGTTTCCGCTTCCAATTAAATCTTTTAAATTCGATTGTACTAATTGATAATCTTTTTGAAAATTTTCATTATCAAATGTACCTCCCGCACTTGCCTTTATTTCTTTTGATTCATTTGAAGGCACATTAAAAAAATTAGCTAAATTTTTATTCATAATATATTAAAAATCAAGATTGATTCCGGCAGTCAACCCCTCAATGGCGATAGAGGAAATCTGAGTGACATTTTGAACAGGTCCAAATATATAACTTTTTGCAATAAAATTAAATGAGGATATGTTTACACGACGAGACGAAAGATCACCATCATATTTTTCACTGATGTTATTCGATGTCATCACGATTGGAATTTTTAAATCAGTTTGTGCGCTATTTAATCCTATGTTGATTACGTGTTCTGGATTAAAAAATGGCATTATCTGCTCTACAATCTGCAATGTATCATCTATATGTCTGGTATAAATGTAGAGACTGAAACCAATATTTACAGGTATTTCCTCTGTTATGATGTTTGCATTTAGGCAGCTTCCGTTATTTGGACTTCTTAGTGGAGTGTTTCTATTTCGCCTTCTAGTCGAATCAGGAAGAAGACTAGTCATTATATAACTGAGTCTCGGTAATTGGTTTTCTACACGAATTCCATCATTTATAGAAGATGGTTCCAACAGCCTTCGTATAAATTTTTCTTGAGAAGCATAGGTTATTGGAACTCTGATGGTTAAATCGCTACCACCATCTGGATTAGCATGTGTAACATAAAGATTGCTGAATAATGAGCCGAATCCAAGAACCAGTTTTCTTAAGTTTTGGTTGTAGTAATAATTAAACATAATTAACCAATAAGTGGATCCGGTGGCAATTCTTGCGTTTTCTTTAGTGACTCTTCTATCGCGTTCAACTCACTTAGGGCATCTTGCATTATTGCAGCAGCATTCAAAGAAGCTCCACCGGGCAGTGGCATTCCAGAAAATTTTATCAAATTTTGCGCCCACTGTTTCTTTAGAAGAGCTGTATAATATTTTAGGAAGACTCTGTCATTCCAAACTTTACCATATTGTGTGGTATCTATTTGAACATAGGCTTCCACCATCAAATAGGTTCCAGCTTGGAGTTTTGTGTAATCTGTTTCTAGGAAAAGCCTATCTGTTGTTTTTGTATATGTAAATGACATTGGGTAGTTGAACACATCATTTACCAATTTAATGTAGCTCATACCTTCCATGTATGCCGCCATTGGGCCAGATGGAAATCCAGATTGATTGAAGTAAAGTCCGAAGAAATCGAACAATGTCATTTGATATCTTAAATCAAACATGTAATCACCGACAACGTTATTTGCTGGTGCATAAACTTTAGATATCGTTCTTATATCTGTTGAAAGTGGCCAAAAGCCAGTATTGCCATTTTCATCAGTTTTGATCTGTGCACCCATCGCTGGGCCAAATTGGGTCGTATCAAAATATCTCTTTTGAACATCCTCACCAGTTATCTTGTATACAAACAGAGCTCTTTCGTTAAAGTCAAAATGACGTTCATACATATATTCCAGTGCTTCATCAAGTCGATCTTGAGCCTGCAATGGATCTATGTTTACTTGTATGACCGGTGAACCAAGTGACCTAAAACAATAATCTATGAATTCCTGGCGGGTGTTTATTGTTCCCATAAAATTATTTATGAATTCTTTTGATGTTATTAATTTTGTCTAATAACTTGTTTTTTTCTTCACTTTCATTTACCGTAATCTGTATCAATTGTATTGTCTCTGGTTCTAAATTTTCGATATCTTTTTTTCTTTGTCTATCACAATTATCGTAGAAATTGGGATCATAATTTGTAAAACCTGGCATTTTGATCGGACAATCCAATCTTGGATAATCAAGCTTTGAGTATTCTCCAGCATTTTTAACTAACCAAGTATGTGAAGCATCTCCGCACCCACATTTACCACAATAAAAAAAATTTGATTTTTTGCTTGCAAAAAGATATCTGCATGGCGGAATAGTTCCATTCCCATAGCATGACATGTATCTTAATTGTTTTGTAAAAGAATCGGTTTTTTGATTTTGTAGGCCACGCGAAGCAACAGCTAACGCAAACGAAACCAATTTTTTAATCATTAGACACTTTCGTATATTACAGTTGTTCCTGCCGGAATAACGTGCTCTTCTATAAATTCTTTATGTGCTTCAGTTATATTGCACTTTATCGTCAAAACAAAATTTCCATAAGAAATTACTTCTGTCGTATCGTAATCATAACCTAAAAGTGTTACCAATACGTATTTTATGGAGTCCGGAGTTCCTTTTTTGGAAAAATAGTTATAGTCAACCTGAATTGAAAATTTTCTAATATTAATCAGTGGAATGTTTAATCCAGAAGCAGAAAAATCAATTCCGGGAAAATACAATTCTCCAACACTTTCAACTAATTTTTCATCCATTAACATGGGAGATCTTAATGCTTCCCATGTTATTAAAGCACCGTAACCATATTTTTGACTAAAAAGCCATCTTAAATAATTTTTTACTATAGGAACAATACTAACATTTGTGGGATCTTTTTCGTATTCCGATATCACCCAATCTGGCAAAAGAGATTCTACTGTGAGATTATCTCCAATAAATTTATCTTTTCCGACGTTGTAATATTCAGAACCATAGAGAGCCAGAGCTCGTTCCTTAAACAATTCTAGCTTTTGTGCTAAACTTACAGGTAATCTATTAAAAAATAATATCATTGACCGTATATTACTTGCATTCCTGCAAGCACCTTTGGTTGTAAATAATCCATTAATAGAGATTGGTTTACTGAACCGAGACCAGTTACGTATACATTTACGGTTCCAGGTACATCTCCGTTTCTAACAGAAACTAAAGATTCTGTTCCGGTGCCTGGAATTCCCGATCCAACTATAGCATTTTTAAAATCTTTTAGAGCTACACAACGCCCGTAGTTTAGATCAAAGAGCATTTTTGCTTTTGCTGTATCAACAGTGAGACGGTTATATCCGCCAGATGCAGTATATAATACATCAAAATAATTGCTTGGATCACTTATGATTGCATTGTTTGCCGCAGTTCCATTTGATACCACGGCTTTTACGAAAACTGATTTTTCACTTGAAACAGAAGAACTGTTTGCAAAATTGTTTGTTACCAGATATCCATTTCCAGAATGTATTACAGTATAATACTGGTTGCCTGAACTTGGGGTTTGATTGGTTTTTGATACCTTAACCCATTTGGTGGCGGTGCTTAGAGAATTTGCATTATCGGCAACATAAAAACTTATCGTATTTGGGTCAATATTTAAAGGCAATAGCATCGATTGACTATCGAAATCATAGTTTGTAAATGTTACAACGTTTGACCCAGAATAAAGTGTAATTTCAGATGCAACTGAACTTCCGGAAAGACTATTTACATTATAAAAATTAACACTCGAACCATCAGTAGCCTTTGCAGTAAAAATTTGATAATCTGTCAATTCAGCTCTAGTTACCGCAAGAGCTTGCGCAGATTGAGTTATGGGAACCAACACAGAATGATTAGACGCAATCCCCACAACTGATTCTACCAATGTTGCCGTAGACATTGCCGTTTCCGTATATCCAAACTGAGCGTAAATTCCGTTATAAGCAGTAGCCGTGGCCAACACATTTATCAATCTATTTGCCATCGTTCCTTTATCTCTGAATGCAATATCAGTCAAACCCGGCTGGACTTCCAAAAAGCTCGTAAGCGAAGAAACGATGTTATCAAAATCCAAAGATGCTACATTTAAATTTTTTAAATTATATGTCATGTTAATGGTATTTCTATAATGCAGGAAGATGGATTTGATTTTCCGGGTTGGGTAGAATATGAAAAATCCACTCTAAATCTAAGTAAAGTTTCTGACGAATACAGCAAGTTTACTTTAACATTGAATATTTTTTTAATTCCATATTTGATGGCGGATTCCAGATTCAGGCATATTAATTTTTTATTGACATTTATGTCGTAGGCATATGATGCCAAATCAGATCCAAAATATATGTCAGAGACGTTTTCGCCCCTATTTGTTTTTAACACATTTTCAATCTGAGAAACAAAAAAGTTTGCACCGTCAACGAAGCCGATGTCCTTTTTTGTGGTTGTTGTTACAACTTTTTCCAGCACCATTGAAAAATCTTTTGTTTTCATCGCTGGTAATATTTATATTACGACCAGTTACCACCAAAACCAGGAGGAGGAGAGAATGGATCCGAATAATCATTTGGATTATTTGGTATGTCCAGATCACCGTTCCAACCGGGTAGGCTTGGCTCTCCACCCCCACCATCCCCATCCGATGTAGATGTTACGCTGTTTGGTTGTAAAATGGTACTTATGGTTATATTTGTTTCGTGTGTTCCACTGTTAGTAAATACATGCTTTACTGCCAGTACCCAATATGCTCCGTTTAAAACCGAGGCATTTAAATCATAGGGATATCCACTTAAATTGTTTGTTCTTATTTCAACAATATTTCCCGGTCTTAGCGAAATATCACCGGCAATATTGATATTAAATTTTCTTGCATATTTCAAAGAATCTAAAAATTCTCTTCTTTTTATGGGAGCGTCTTTGGGTGTATTCCAGAATGTGGCAATGTTTAGTCTAAGTTTTAAATATGCTTCAAATCTATCCCCAATATTTGGGCAACTGCAATTAAATGGCGCTTCCGGCAATCCCCAGAGACAACCATAAAAATCTTGACCCAGTTCTGGATCTTCTTTTACTTTTAAGCACTCATTGGATGCCCCACTCGTTCCAAGATACAAATCATATGGTGGAACAAATTCTCCAGGAGCATAAGAATTGCCAGGAAACAAAAACAAGTTGGACGAAGAGGTTACTCCAACTGCTTCTGCAATAAAAGAAACTCCGGCAAATCTCTGTAAACATTCCTCTAAAGAATTCGGGGGGGATGTAAGCCCCATGGTGATTTCTGCATTAGCACAGACATATTCGGCTTTTGATCCGTAATTTCCAACAGGTGTGGAAAGTTTATTAGCATTTAACGTTATAATTTTACCACGTGAAGCCATTAGCAAACTCCATCTACGATGTTTTCGGCAAAGAAATAGTAAATAACTTTTCCACGGAGAGAGGGATCTAAGGTCACACCACTTTCCGTGGCAAATTTCTCAGCCGTTGATTTATACATTTTGACTATATGTGCAATAGTCGCTCCAGCTGGTTCTGGTGTGGCGGTATAGCAACCTATGGGACGATAAGAAAAACTTCCAACAGATGATGGACCATACCAGCCCGGAGGAAAATAGCCATTTTGGCCCCCAGCATTGGGAATAAATTTTGTACCTCCGGTTCTTTCATTTAAGTTTATGGCCCAGGTGTCGTTTGCAGTATTTCCCTTTGAACTGTTTGCCGGATCACCCACCCATAGTTCCAAAGCCGACCAATAAGTAGATCCTGCTGGGGTTGCTAATTTTAATCCTTCCCACTTATATCTCCATTTTTGATTTGTCCCACCAATCTGATCGATGACCGATTGTGGAGTTGGAGCAACCGTAAAAGGATCTTGAGCATATCTGATTAAACGAGCAAAAAAAGTTTCTTCATCTTGAATACAGCAAAGAGCATATAATACAAAGTTTTCTCTTTCGATTTTTCTTAATAATTCAAGATTGTTTGGAGCAAATTCCTTTTCTTTGTAAAGATCTGCCAAGTTTTTTTGTATTACATTATAATAAATTTTTTCACTATCTTCTGTAGCTTCTACTAGATTTCTTGGATAGTCAGGATGTATTTCCGTCATATCAAACATATTTTTCCAACCCTCGGTATTGTCAACACGAGAAAAATATCCTGTATGACCCATGTAATTTATTTTTGAATATGACTGTGCTGTACCAAATTCACCTGAGCTGTGAGATGATTTTGAATGCTCCGACAGAGTATTGAAATCACTTATCCAACCCCAATCGCTCTCATAAAATACTTCATCCGATCCAGAAGTTACACCATTAACAATTCCGCTAGAGGCAATTGCTTCTATATTGTATTTCTCTCCATCATCTTGAAAATGGTATGAAAGAGCTTTTGTAGTATAAAGCTTTACCTTTAATTCTCTTTCTTGTTCATCTTCAATACTTTCCAGAACAGCGGGAACACTATCTAAAAATTTTGGTGTTTTTCTTATATAAAAATAGTTTTTAGAAACAAATTGGTTTGTTGGATCTGAAGTAAAAACATATATCTTTTTGTAAATTTTATTATTGGTAGATGTCTGAAATGGAACATCTCCGGTATAAACAGCATATCTATAATTGTTTGTTTCGTATTTTTCTATGATCTCTGGGGTTTCATTTGCAATATCTACAGGAAAATACTTAAAATAAAAATAGTCGTCAAATGTTGTCCAAAATAGGTATCTGGGTTCACGTTCAACTATGCCCTGTTCTTCTGTTTCATCATCTGCTGGGGGTTTACCTACAGCCAAACTTGACAGATAATTTAAATACTGGAAAGCATTATCCGTGACAGAATAGTTTAAATGGTTATTTCCTGCGCTTAACATTTTTAAGCAAAAATAATTGTCGGCGGGAGTTATATATCCTTTATAACCTCCAGGAATTTCTCCAAGTAATTCAGTTAACTTTGTGTCTAGGTTTGTAGCAAGCTCATCTATGGTATATACCCTATCTTGAATTATACCAGTTTGGCTTAAAAGTTCAGCAGCAGAATGCTTTTGAGATAATTTATAAAGGTTGTTGCTTATATTCAAAGAAACAAAGTTTTCTTCTGTATCTGAGGCTGCGTTATTGATATAAGATGTACTGGTTAAACTGCAAACTCTTCTAAATCCAGAAGTAAATAAAATTTCAACAATATCAATATTATTAAGTTGAATTATAGATACTATATCTTTGGTATCTCTTATTACAAGACTTCCCAAAGGAAATATTTCAAAGACGCTTTCTTGCATCTCAAGTCGTACATATTGACATTCTTCATTTTTTTGTACAATATCCAATACATAATCACCAATCGAAGATTTTAAAAATATCGATTTTACTGGTGAATCGAAAGCATTTGATTTTAAATTAGCCATATTATGAATATTTTAAAACTATTAATCTTGTAGTTACTCTATTTATGCCGGTATTTTCAAATACGTTAATTCTTTTATTTGTAAGAGTTACGGCTTGGTTTGTGGTTATAGTAGTACTTGCAACCGACTGTAATGCGGCTTCTTCAGCCAACCCTTCAACAGCAAATCCACCGCCACCAAGAGCTGATCCCTCTGTAATAATTTCTGCACCAAATTGAGTAGAAAGAGCAGTTTCTTCCAAAAAGGGAATGATTGCCGTTGAGCCTGTATTCTTTAGAACTGATTCTGCCGCAGAAGCGCCAGAAGTGCTATCTATAAATTTATAGTTATTGCTTCCACCACTTGTTTTGAAAGTGGTTGGTGTTCCATCTGGACCGGGTTTGGCAACAACTCGTTTATTGTAAAAATTTTGACTTTCGACAATATATACATCACCAGTTAAATCAAAATTACCAACCGAGGAAAAATCGTATTGATTTCCTCCGGTGGCAGCAAATGGTGCTACTAGAGACCCAGCCGAAACATAATACGGTACGGTTGTACTGATATCTTCTATAAGAGCTGTGTTTTTGTCTATATTTTCACCAGCATATAAAGTTGGGTTTGGCTTGAATAAAGTAAATGGATTTATTGTCTGATTTGCCAGCAATATTAACCAAAATGAATTTGGATCTTGGTATACCTGAGCTGAAGCCTCGACTAATGTCGTTTTTGAATCATAATCTATCTGTTGAACTGTAAGGGTATCAAAATTATATTTGTAATACGAAAAAAAATTAGTTATTGAAAATGTTCCAATACTAGTTTTATATGATAATTTTGGTAAGTTCTCAGAATATTTCATTTTTAAATTTTATAAAAATTGAGTGTCTTGGGTGCTTTCAGAACCAGAAGATTCATTATATCCAAAATATAAATCTGAAATCTCTGACTTAGACAAAATTTCGTTTTGTTCTGGAACAAAGGTTCCAGTTTCAAATTCTACAAAGTTCAATCCTAAAAGAACTACGCTAGAAGAAAATCCAGGAGTATACCTCATAACTGTATCGGCTTGATCTGCGTGTTTTACGATTACACCACTCAAAACACATGGTAATGGCTCTCCAAGCCAATCTCCTGTACTGTTTATCGTTCCAGCTCCTTCAAGATTTCCTTGATTTTCTACTCTTATGCACCACAAGTTTTGTGGATATGTTCTTTCCGGCAATCCACTTGCAACCTGTGGATATGAAGATTTTCTAAATGTTCCTATTATTGCAGAAACAACGGCAGCTTCTTGTGAGTTCTTTGGAACAAATATATATTCAAAATAGTAATTTTTTCTTGCCTCGGATACCATAGTCAACTCAGTTATATTGCTAAATCTTCTATAAGTATCAGTGGCGTATTGTCTTTCCGAGAAAAAGGAAGCCGGTTCCATTACTCTAGAATAGAGTGTGCCAAAGTTATTCAGACCACCGCTATTTGCTGCTCCGGCCATGGATATAACAGGTCCAACCGGATTCTGTCCTTCTCCGAAACTATGAATAACGCTGTATCCCGGTTCCTTTGGCATGGGGAGCCTAATTGTATTTTGGCTTCTAGCCACGATTCCGTTTCGAGTTCTTTCAAAGTTTTTCAGTGAATAGGGTGCAGCATCAAATAAAACAGCCAGTGGTTGTTCGGCAATATTTAATAATGGATACTGATAGAATGCCATACAAATATTTAGTATTATCATAAATATTATGATGGCATACAAAACTTTTTACAAACCAAAAAATAAACAAAAATACATAGGTGATGTAGAAAATATAGTATGCCGTTCTTTATGGGAAAGAACGGTTTGCAAATTTTGCGATGATCATCCCAACATAATAAAGTGGTCTTCAGAGGAAATAGCAATACCTTACATGCACCCCATAGAAAAAAAGGTAAAAAACTACTATCCGGATTTTTTGATACAGTTTGAACAACATGGAGCATTAAAAACATGGATGGTTGAAATAAAACCAAAAAAACAAACCATGTTAAAGGAAAATGCTTCCAAAAAAGAAAAAATGATATGGGCTGTCAATAATGCCAAATGGCACTACGCAAAAAACTATTGCGATAAAAATCAAATAGAATTTAAAATTATGACAGAAAAGGAACTTTTTAACAAATGAGTGGTCTAAACACTAACCAGCTTGAAACAATTAAAAATTTTATATCAAACAATGGCGGAATTCAAAGAGCCAATAGATATGAAGTTAAGTTTAAATTTCCTCCAATAATCTCCGTAAATGATGTCGCAAGCAATACAGATAATCTATTTGTTACCGCTTATCCAAGTGCAGTATCTTTTGGTGGAAGAGCCATAAATTATGTTTACGATAATTTACAGGGTTACAATTATGGAAGAGCGGTGCCCAACTCATCAAAATATGTTGGTGGTGTTGTATTGACCTTTCTTGTAACCGGAAATCTTTTTATAATGAATAAATTCTATGATTGGATGGATTATCTTTATGGTAAAAAGGTAATAGGGCAATCAAATGCATATTATACAACTGGCTATTATCAGGATGCTGTCCAAAACTGCTTCATGCAACTTGATTTTTTAAATTTAAATGGGCTTAATGCCACCGGAAAAAGCAGATGGGTATTTAAAGAAATATATCCAGTCGAATGTACGCCAATAGAACTTTCTGCAAAAACAGACACACCACTTTTATTTCAGGTTGTTCTAAACTACAGAGAAATTGACAGACTCAGAGTTACTCAATAATTATCAGGATAAAAAATGGATATTGTAAAATTATTCAACGAGAATCAACCAAAATATGAAACAACTTTACCCTTTTCAAAAGAAAAGGTTTTATTTAATGCGTTTAAAGTAAAAGATGCCAAAAAAATAACAATGGTAATACAAGAGCAAAATAAAAAGTTATCTTTGATTGCTCTATATGAATGTCTATCTAGCAATAGTAATGCAAATGTTTTAAATATGACTTTGGCTGATGCCGAGTATCTATTTCTACAAATGCGCACAAAAAGCATGGATGAATACATCAATGTAAATGTTGCTGATAAAAAAGTAAAAATAAAAATAGATGATTTAAAAATTTTTAATAAGCTGCAAGATCATCATGTAAATGTTGGTAACAACATAATTTTAAATTTAAAAACACCAAGATTAAAACAACTTCTTGCTCTGGACCAATTTTCAGAAGAAACATATGCAAAAGCATGTATAGAAAGTTTATCAATCCATGGTCAGTTATATTATGTTGAAAAATTTGTACCAAAAGAGTTTGAACAAATTATAGACAATCTTCCTCTCTCAGTATCAAAAGAAATAAATGAATTTGTAAAAAATGAGCCATCATTAAAATTTGAAATTAAAACAGAAGAATCAGAAAGTGAGGTAACTGGCTTCCTAAGTTTTTTTATCTAGCTTCAAGTTATTTTGATCTGATAGATTTTTATCAAACTAACTTTTCTTTGATGAAAGAATTACAGTTATCCATAGAAGATATAGAAAACATGTATTTTTGGGAACGAGAAGTATATGTGACAATACTTGTAAATTACAACAATGACAAAAAACAAGAAAACTCACATAATAAATTAGTGGAGACACATTTTGGAATTTAATAATAAAATTGATGTACAGGCAGAAAAAAGTATATTAAATGAATCTATTCTTGGTTCATTGAATAAACCGGAATTCAATTCACCGTCTGAAGGCATTCCAAAGATCGATTTTGGAATACCTGAAATGATGGGTTCTTCACCAAGAGAAAAATCACCGTTCTCCACAGAGAATATGGCATCCATTTCGGCAATACCTTCAAATATAAATTTTGACAGCAGTGTATTAACTGGGACTAACTCTTATACTGCAAGTCCTCTAAACATAAACGACCCACTTACGCCACCACCGGTAGTCGGTTCTCCTGCTGAATTTAAAAAAATAACACCAACAGAAGATCCATACGAAAAAGCAAAACAACAAACACAAAATTTACAAAAATTATTAAACACAGAAGTGATGCCAAATATTCAAAAAATAGCATCTACTGTAAGTGATATGTCTGTAAAACAAAAAAACCAGTCATCGATGACAGAGGAAAGGCCAACCATTCCTCCTACAAATTTAATATTTTTTGATAGATCTGCAAGAACTTCTAGCCCTCCTGCATGGGCATAAAAAAAGCCCCCTTGCGGGGGCTTTTCTCAATCGTTCTCCATTTCGGAGAAGTACTTTAGAGGATCTTTTTCCTCTACGTCTTCCGACACCAGCGTCTCACTCACGTCGTCCTCAATGCTCTTGGACTCGGTGAACTGCGCACGGATATCGTCGCCAGTTGCCTTTTTAAGGCGCTCCTGAAGCTCCTGGTAGCTCTTGAACTGGCTCTTGTCAGTGAACTCCTTGAGGGAGTACTGCTTCTTCCAGAGCTCCTCTAGCTTCTTATCGTCCCCTCCAAACAGCGGGGCAGGAGATGCAAATTCGCTACGATCATAATTTACATAACCACCAACGTTGCGAATCTTGATCTTGAAATCAGCACCAGTCCAGAAGTTGAACGGATCAACCGCAACCTCATCCTGATACTCGGGGTGAGCGAGGCTCTGGATCTTTTGGAAGATCTTGGTACCGTACTGATACAGGAAGTTCTTACCCTTGTTCTCTGGGTTAGCAGGGTCTTCAATAACCAAAATATTGGAGATGTAAGTCAACTTACGCTTACGCTGACGTGCAATATTCTTATCATCCTCAATACCACTATTCCAAAGTTCGGTATTTGCCGCACAAACCGGGCACTTTTCACCGATGGTCGTCGGGCAGTTCTCGTAAAACCAACCACCCTTACCCTTGAAGGTGTGACTGTAAACCGCCACAAAGGGGCTGTCTTCCCCATTAATCTCTGGAAGGAACCGAATTACCGCATAGCCGTTACCAGCCTTATCGATACCGGGCTTCCAAATACGTTCGTCCTTGTAGCTCTCCTTTGAGTTGAGCTTGTCAAGACGCTCGGTAAGGGATGCGACTGAGTTCTTACTCTTCTTCTTAAAGTCTGAAAAATTTGCCATAATATTATCCCGAGGATCTACCTCGGCCTTTCAATAGTAATTATACCCCAACTAAACACTTAGTCAATAGGTAACTTTTTGATTTTGCCACCTTTTAAAAGGTGTTTTTCTTTTGCTTCTTGCTGAATTTTTTCAATTATCGGTTTTGTCAACAATTTTCCAGCAGTTCCAGGATCTATGCCCATTTCATCGGAAAGTTCTATAATACATTCCATAAATGATAATTGGGTAGATGCTACCCGCTGCAGCACCTTTTTTGAAAATTTTTCTTTTGCCGAATCGTCTATATACATAAATTTAATATAGCTCTTTAATAGAAAAAATCAATAATTAATTCATCTAAATATTCATGAACTAATTAGGTTAAAATTATGACAATCGACACAAATGACTCTATTCCAATTCAAACATCTGGCATAACAGCCTTTATTGCCACCGATTATGTTGGAACTGGTGGTATTACTGGTCACTACCAGCTAATAAAACTAGCATACGGTGTTGATGGCAGCGCCACCGTAGTAAACTCTTCTAGCCCCCTTCCAGTGTCGGTTTCCGGTGGCTTGACAGCCACCATATCTGGTTTTACGGGTACATTCTCCGTACAGGGCATCGGTGGATCACCCGTTGTAGTTTCTGGTACTGTTGTTGCGACCGGTGTCACATCATCACCTGTTTTCGTAAGAACACCATCTGGATTCCAAGTTGAGGTGACTGGTGGCATTCCTCTGTCAAGAACTACAAGTTCCGTGTCGGTATGGGGACCTGCAGGAAACACATGGATTTATTCAAATATGGTGGATTCTACTGGCAAACAGCTAGGAGTTTCCGCGAACCCAATGTATACGATCATATCGGGCGCAACAATAAGCGTTACCATTGATCCGACTGTAGGTGTAACAAACCAAGCCGGAACCGGACTGAGAATTCAAGGGTTCAGTGGCGGTCTCCCCGTAACGGTAGGAATTACGGGAGATGTAAACGTAAATGATGCAGACATCATCGCAGGCATCACTGCCCTCGGTGCAACCATGGATGCAGTTTACAATGCACTCTCCGTATTCGGTTTGGTTAGACCGACCACTGTAGCATCTGGTCTATTGACAGTTACTACTGGTGCAACCATGATAGGATCTTCTTTTGCCTGCAAAGCTGGAGTAAATGTAAAGGCCCTGGGATCAAACACAGATTTAATCTATCTCGGAAATACCTTTGTCGGAACCAGCTATGGATATCAGCTAGAACCCGGAGAAAGCGTTTTCTTTGATGTCGGAAATCTTTCCCACATATATGCAGCCGCAAAGAGTGGTTCACAGATACTAAGCTATTTTGCATCATAATATGAGTTCAAGTACAAACACATATTTAACACCAGTAAAGTCTGTAAATTTTAATATTTCAGAATTTGTTGGTGCTACTTATGATCCCTGTTTTAGAAAGGGATATATTGAAACCAGACCTACAATATATAAAACCGGAAACAGTTTCTACTTTGATTATTCCAA